CTCCAAAATGAAATGCTCGTCATGCTGAAGGTAACGGCCTTCACCGCGCTTTTTTGCCAACCAGTCTGCAATGGCGTCGGCGGTTAGATCGGCCAAGGATATTTCAGGTTTTGCATTTTTCGTGCGCACGCGCTTAGGAGTTATTTCTTTAATAACTCCTTCTGTATCTGTTCTGTTCTGTTCTGTTCTGTTCTGTGGCGTTACTGAAACGTTACATGTCGTTACATCTATGTGTTTCTTTGCTTCTCGATGCTTTCTAACCCTCTCTGAGCTTGAATCAGAGCGATATTGGCGCTTATCCCAATTGATAAGTTTATTGTGGCTATCTATAAATCCTCTTTTGATAAATTCGGCTTTAGTGGCGAGCCATTCTTGCGCATCTATACGCAATAAAAATGTTACTTCTTCATCTTGTAACGTTTCATCCCCGTTACATCTTGCGCAAAACAACATGATAAGGCGGCGCTGCAGTGCTTCGCTCATCATCTGTACTTTTGGATCAGATAAAAATTCAGCGTACATGCGAAACCATTGGTGGGTCACATATTCCCCATGCAAAAATGGGTTGCTATTATGCATTTCATTAAGTGCCTCCATACTCCCAATTGTTGGAGGGGAGGCTTGCTGACGGGGAGGCGTCGTTGCAAGCACTACAGGCGGCCACCTGCCCCCTCCATCATCCGCAGTCAGGCGAATTGATGGTTTATTTATACATATTATCGGGAAAGCTGCAATTATTTTTCACAAGGGGCATTTTACCCGTTGCCAGCACCATTCGCATTTTCCCGTTTTAGTATTCCGGCAATAGCTCAGGGGGCGAAAATCTTTTTTCTTACTTGGTGGATCAAACCGATAGACATAAAATATCCGCTGCCCATCCGCATCGTGATATGTCCATGTTGCCGTTGGCTTTCCTTGTTTTGGATGGTGAGTAGGCGCGGCTGGCGCATCGGGTGGAATTGGCATAACTGCCAGCCATTCAACTTTTGGAACACCTGCCACACCATCGGAACACGCTGCCGCCTCTGGCTTCTTATCCTTGTTATCCCTTATATTCTCAGGTTTTGGCGCTTTTGGAACACTTGGAACACTGAGAACACCGTTATTTTCAATACCCATGAAAGTAGCGAGTTTTTTTGCTGCATCATATTGGCCAATGCCATCCACAAAGGCGACCAATGCAACAAGATCGCCGCCTTTATCGCCTGTGGCGAAATCTGACCATTTCCCCGATTTTGTATTGATCTTGAAACTTCCGGCATCATGATCCGGGCGGGTAGGATTCCGCACGACATACTCGCCACCACTGTTTTTTCCGCCAGGCAGCCAATGCGATAAAATATTAGCACAGCACGAAAGTGCCTGTTGTGCAATGAATTGAATATTGTTATTATTAGCTTGCACTTTTTTCTTAGCCGCCCACTGGTTGACCTCCTGTCGGGCGGTTGCTTTTTCGGGGTTATGCTGCATGATCGGCACTCCGCGCTTCGAGCGCCGCCATAATTTCAGAAAGCCAATGTCCTTTTGAATTTGCCCCTAGCCGCACTGATTTAGGCCACTGCCCCTCACGTTCCCAACGGTAGCGAGTAACACGGGAAACACCTGATAATTTCTTCTCCTCCGGCTCCCTGATAATTCTGTCCCATTCTGGGCGCTTTCTTTGCTCATCTGTTGACATTGGTTATGCTCCTAATCTGGTTTCTGACGCTTTATCTTTATGTAACGCCGTTACTATGTAGGATACACAGCGCAACATATTTAACAATAATAATTAATTAAGTAATTAAGTATTTTTTGTATAACTGAGTGACTTAATTAATTATCATTATGAAACATTGTGTTATGAATAATGAAGTAATGAAGTCGGAAGTAAGTCAAAGTGCGACTTGATTATTACGGCAAATTGCCGTATATTTATCTTATGACCATGCAACATTCCGACACTGCCCGTTTAGAGGCGCGTATGCCTGCCGATGCCTACGCGATACTAAAGCGCGCCGCCGCTATACAGGGACGTTCGATAACTGATTTCGTCGTAACGGCAGCCAGTGAAGCGGCGCGTAAGACGATAGAGGAAACCGATATACTACGGCTGTCAGCGGAAGATCAGCGCCGCGTGGCCGATCTGCTGCTCAGCCCTCCGCCGCCATCACCGGCGCTTGTACGGGCGGCTGAACGTTATCGCCAGCGCGTCGATAATTCGTGACATTCAAACTGGAAGCTTTGGAAAAGCGGCACGACCGCCGCGCCTTCGCTTGCGGCGAACCGGCGCTTGATCGTTATTTCCGCGAACAGGTAACACAGGATATAAAGAGGCGGGTGACAAGCTGCTTCGTCGCCGTGCAGGGTGAGGCAATTGCGGGCTTCTATACCATCGCCAGCGCCAGCATTCCGGTAAAGGACTGGCCGGAGCATCTGCGATCCTTCCGTAAAAAGCATAAGCTATCACAGGTAAAGCTTGCCGATTTGTTGCAGATATCCCGCAGGAACGTCGAGGATTGGGAAAGAGGCATCCACAAGCCGCCGGAGTATCTGAAACGCGCCCTTGACAGGCTTATCGTGCCAAAAACATTTCCCGATACTTAAGCGCCTGCTCGGAAAACCAGTCTTTCACTCCCTGAAGGTCGTAATGACCGGGCAATGGATAAAAATAGAAATAAGCCGCATACTCACCATGTTGATGCAGGTATCTGTGCTCAATGTCTGTCATTGGCACCGAGAATAGCCTAGGCTTTATACCCATGCCGGCACCTTCGCTCACACGCCTTACGTGAGCTGCTACGCATGGGCTTTCACCCGATAGGCATGAGGGGAGTGTCCTTATCCACGCGAGAAATTCACGATCCCGCTTTGCTGTGTAATTACTTTTGGCCACTGATATAAACCTTGATGCCATAAATGGCTTCAAATACGGATATGCGGAATTGAGAATCTCGGCTATAAAAGCCCTTGGAATCTTCCACTACCGGCTCCCATCCCCTGCCGGTTTTTTGTTCATAAACGAAGTCTGCGACGTAGCGCGCCACTCTTCCCTTGGGCGTGAAAATCGCCCTGCCATTGGCAAGCTTAAGCTCGAATGGCACTTGCTTGCGCAATGAACGTACTTCTCCGGCTTTTTCCAATAATTGCAAGTCCTGCCAGCGCTGAAACTCGGATTTACTCGCCATGACTTTTCCGTCAACATCAGTACGCGATGCCTTGGGAGAACGTTTAAACTGGCGATGCCATGATGCCTTACCCATCGGCCAGTTTCCTCAACAGTTGGTCAAGCCACATGCTCCGGTTTCCCCTGGTATGCTTCTGAGCTTCTCGCTTCAGGTATGTGTGCGCCTCTTCCGTTAAAGTGAAGCTAAACGTCTTTAGCTTATCGGTTGAGTTTGTTTGCTTATTCATAAGGCGACATTATTTTATAATATTTACTTGCGCCTTTCACAATATTCACTAGACTGATGAAAGTCAACATTGAAAGGTCTCATATGTCATTACTCAAGAAGCCGTCCGAGCTTACGCAAAACTCCACATTCAAGGGATTGATTTACGGGCAGCCCGGTAGTGGAAAAACGACACTTGCATTATCTGCGCCTAATCCCGTATGCATCGACTTTGATAAGGGAATGCACCGCGTCCAGCCGCAGTTTCGCGTTACGTCCCTTCAGGTGGAAACCTATGATGAGGTTTTGACCTTGCTTCAATCCGATGAGATTGACGGCTTCGATACGATTGTATGTGACACTCTGGGGAAACTCATAGACCGCATCTGTGATTATTGCGCCAAGAAAAACCCCAAAGCGCGGCAGGGTGACGGGCAAATGACCATGAAGGGGTGGGGAGAGGTAAAGACAACCTTTCACGCTCTCCTGAAGCTTCTGGCGACAAAGAACAAGTCTATCCTTTTTGTCGCCCACGAAAGCGAAGAGAAAAGCGGCGATGAAACGATTAAGCGCCCCGATTGCTCCGGCTCCGCCCGCAAGGACATCGTGAAGGAGCTGGATTTCATGGGATATCTGGAAATGATAGGCAATAAGCGTGTCATTAACTTCAATCCCACAGACAAGTTTTATGCCAAAAACTCCCTTGATTTGCCTCAGGGTATGGAAATCCCTTCGACTGCAAAGGGCAATACCTTTATCGCCAAGGAAATAGTGGCTTTGATGCAAAACCGTTCCGTTGACCAGGCGGCGATGGCTGATAGCTACGCATCCCTCGTTTCGCTGATTGACGCTTCTATCAAAGCGCTTGAAAACGCTGAACAGGTGAACTCGTATTATTCAGAAATGGGCAAAAAGCAGGTAATATGGGATTCAGCCATGTTGGAAAAACATCTGCTCAATGAACGCATTGCGGAAATAGGCGTCACATTCGATAAAGTGAAAAAGACCTTTGTCTCTTCGGATGCATTGACTCAGGCGATCGACGCGCCGAAACGGAAGCTCTTTGAAAAGGTAGCCTAAATGTATCTTGTGTCTCCTACCCTTCTGAATAGTTGGCAATATTACGTTTCCCTTGATCCAGAGGACAGCGAAGCCGTTACTGCCGACGAAAAGGAAGCGCAGGCGCGGGCTGAATTTCTCGCTATGTTGGGCAAAGAACCATTTGAACGCTCTGAAGCCATGCAGCTAGGCATTGATTTTGAAGATGCCATTGCCGCGTATTGTAGGGGCGCTGAGAATGATAATCTATGCGTGAGGGAGATAGGCGATATCGTCAAAGGGGGTTTATGGCAACAGACCGTCAAGGCTGAATTGGATGGTTTCCTGCTCTATGGCCGGATGGACGTTATCAAGCGTGACACGATTTACGATATAAAACGTACAAAGTCTTACGATATCGGCAAATACCAGAAATCCGCACAGCATAGAATTTACCTTTATTGCTCAAAGATGCCGAAATTCAGTTATCTTGTGAGCGATGAGCGTTCCGTTTGGCGGGAGGACTATTACAACCATGCAGGCATTAAAGGTGAGATTCAAGACATGATCCGCCAGTTCACCGGATACCTGGAAAACGACCCCGAAGCGAAACAGCGCTATTATGACCTGTGGAAATCAAAATATGCGTGATGAGCTGATAGTGCAAAGCCTCGTCACCGGATGCCGTCTGGATGGTGCCTCTAGGGAAGCCATAAAGAAGGCTTTGGAACGCATGGAAGGCAAAAGGGTGAGGATTGCACTGTCTGAGGTCAAGAAGCGCCGCAGCCTATCTCAAAACAGGTTTTATTTCGGAGTAGTAATCCCCATCATCCGGAGCATGTTTGAAAAGGCCGGAACCTTTGCCGACTCGGAAGAAGTGCATACGTACCTCAAGTCCCGTGTGGGGAAGATGGAAAAGCGCATTGCCCTACCTGATGGGTCGCAGTGGTATACGATAGGGAGCAGTTCCAAGCTGACTACAGGCGAGTGGGAGGATTTCATTACGGCTATCAGGGCATGGGCTGCTGATTTTGGGGTTATTGTGCCGATACCGAATGAGGGGATGTACTCATGATGGCTACTTATCCTCTCTCTGGATTGCCCGCAATGTGTCATTTCCCCCGCGCAGCACATTCAATAGCTGAGCGCCCTTTACACGGTAGCGCTCAATCCAAAGAATCTCCGAAACATCCCATGTGGCATTTCCATCCAGCAGAATCATCTGTGGGTAAATTTCATACATCAAAAGATGATCTATCCATTTCTCAACAGGAGACATGCGCTGATTCGCGCGCTTCTTCCGGCCAATTGCCTTATAAAACCATTTCAGCCTATCCCTTAGAAGCAAGCGTGTTTGTCCAATATACCGGATATTCCCTTGCGAGTCCTGAAGTGCGTAAACCAAACAAAACTTCTTATCAAGCTTGCGTTTCTTTCTTCTCCAAGCTTTCCGTGACAGTGTGTTACTTATCATCTATATTCCCCTGTATAGCATCTTTGGTGAATCCGGAGCGAAAGGCCAAAAGACTCCCTAGCCCATTCCTTGCGGGTTGGGTGAAGTCAATTGGCCGGGACGTATGGCATCTTCGGAGCCACCCATCGCTTAGGCCGCCTGCCAACAGAGTGCTCGCAACAGGCTTGGGGTTTTCACGTAGCATCACGTCTAGGTCGGAGATACCCCTTACGACTCGCTCCGTTGGCCTTACCACCATTGTTGCCAGTCCTGACGCGCCCCAATCGAGAGCAACGACGCATAAAGCGCATCAAGGACGGAATAGAAATTATGGAGATTTTCTGGCGAATACGCTAGAATCCGATAACCGTTCAGAAGTCCGTCTAACTTACTGAGCGTGGATCACAGGAGCAACAACTCGCTGTGGCCGTGGCCTGAGTTTAACCGCTCAGGCCACTTCTTGTCAAGAATTACGGAGTAACGGTAGTGTCTCAGTTTGAATTTGGGGATTTTGCCTAAAGGGAGCCTGACTATTAATATCAAGCATTTAATTCACTTTGAAGCTGCTACATACAACTTTTATGGTTATTGTCAAGAAAAAATTTGACATTTGCTTGTGTGTTCTGATACCTTTATCACACTTGTCAGATTTAACACACTTATCACTTTTAACGGGGTTCGATGCCAGTAGGCCCGCGCGGCGAGCATAGACCAGCAGACTTGATAGGCTGTGCTATGATGTCAGCACGTCTAGCTACAGGTGAAATCGATGAATCTTTGAAACCAAAATCAGGTAAGACACGAAGCGGAAAAGCTGGCGCAAAGGCGCGGGCGGAAAAGCTAACGAAAGAACAGAGATCGGATATTGCCCAAAAGGCAGCAAAAGAAAGATGGAATAAAAATGACTAAAATGAGCGATGTAAGAAAGAGTAAAAAAGGAGTTGGATCTGCTGCTATTCCAAAACTCCTTGATCCAAATGAAGGTACGCCTGTTGAGGTTGTCCGCACGGATGAAAAATGGAGTGAATGCGAGTTAAAGGATGGGACTATTCTTAGAATAAGGCCAATTATTGTAGGCGTTCAGTATCATGGCATTGGTCAAGATGGGAAGCCGATATATGGTATGAAAACCTCTGTAATTGTTGATACGGTTACTAAGCCGACGAAAGGAGGGCGATAAAATGACTACAGTCTCTATTGATTGTGATGGTGAAAGTTATGCTTACACCGGTCAGTACATCGAATTGATGAATGACGCCACCGCTAAGGCTGTTCGTTTTTACGTCTTGGTCGTGGACGGCTTCCGCTATATCTCTGATAGGTTCAAGGAGCTTGCTCAAATATACATTGAGCAGTGTGTCGCTGAGAATTTGGACTTTGCCAATACCGCTGATGTTGAGGAGGTTATTGAAGCAAGGAAAATACTGGCGAAGCATGATTTTCTTGGAATAGAGGAGTCGGAGAAGCATCCTCATACAGCGGCTTGCGCGGTTTAGATATATTCTCATACATTGGCCTGATCATGTAGGGTTCGCCATTAATATCCCTGCAAGCCATGCAAGCCCCGTTTCCTGCCCAATGCGCCCGTGTATGATGTATGGGGCATTTCCTGCTTGCCATGAAATAGGTACGGCCTTGTGCAACGGCTTCCTTGGCGCTGGTGGGGATTTCCAAGGTTTTCATACTGCTAATGAAAGTTGACTGTTTGCCGTCTCAAGATTCCTTGCAGCCAATTCAAAGTAGGACTTTTTCAGCTCAAATCCACGAAACTTCCGATTCATTTTAAGCGCCATATATCCTTCCGATCCGATGCCCATGAATGGCGATAGCACGGTATCGCCTTCTGCGCTCCAAAGTTTTATAGCACGTTCAATGACTTGTAGCTGTAATGGGCAAATATGACGTTCATCATCAGATTCCCGCGCTTCGCGGAATTGTAGCGTATCGGATGGGTTAATATCCATCCAAACGGGACTTGCGTAATTCTGCCACAAATCCACCGGAAACGTTTCATTGGTGTGCGTGTTTGGCTTGGTATTCACGCCGGGTTTACGCATCGTTACAAGATAGTCGGGAATGCCCTGCCTGCTCATGCATGAATCTTTCTTAATCTGCTTGTGTAGCAACCCTAATGCTTTAGTGCGCTGCATCGCCGTTACCGGGTCTTTCCATATCACTACTTCGCTATGAAATATAAACCCAATATCCTGAAACAAACGTATCAGATCGCCGCGAAAGTCCTTGATGCCGATAAACCCATCTCGCTGTATTGTACTAGGCAAGTTCATGCAATGAAATGACATAAGCCGTCCGGGGCGCGTCACACGGAAAAGGTCTTTTGCGAGATAGGAAAAATGCTTTGTAAAATCTTCGTCGCTTGTGCAATTTCCCATATCATTCGGACTATTGGAATATGTGTACAAACTGGCAAATGGGGGACTATAAATAGTAAAATCAATAGAATTATCCAGTAATGAAGCTACTCCCGAAACGCAATCGCCAAGCGTTATATGGAATCCATCGCCTTTAATTTCCTTTTCCTCAATGGGTGCTGTGTCGGTCTTGCCACCGCTCAATTCTGCACAAATCAATTTATTTGTAGTTTCAATCATCTGCATAGCCATTGTCTCCATTCGTTCATGTTTACGAGCGAGATTTTCAATAATAGTTTGCTGGCGTTCCGTATAAACAAAATGCACGTTTACAGGTTGCGTTTGTCCGTAACGCCATTGCCTCCGGATGCATTGATAAAGCGATTCATAAGAATCATTCATACTGGCAAAAATCATATTATGCGATGATTGGAAATTCATGCCGTAACCCAAAATATCGGCCTTGCTTATAAGTGTTTTTATTTTACCATGAGCAAATTCTAACGCCGTTTTGGATTTGTATTCCGGCGCGTCACTGCCTTGCACATTAACAGCATCTGGTATCATTTTGGAAAGCATGGCCGCTTCGTCATTGAGGTCACACCATATCAAAACTTGACCTTCCATTGTGCTGGCGAGTTCTGCCACCTTCTGCATTCTGATTTCTATCGTATCACGCCTCAAGCCGATGCGCTCCGATAGCCCGGCAACTGCCATAGGAATCAATGTGTCGCTTTTAACGTCATGATCGGGTATGCAGTGATTATGCTGGATCAAAGGCGGAAGTTCAAAGTCCTCGCCTTCAAAGCCAATGTCCGAAGGCTTGCGAATAAATACCGCCCATGTGCAAAGCCATTCCCAGAATTTGCGCTGGCCGTGGCCTTTTAAGCGCCATTTAGATGTTTCACCGCCATCATGTATAAAATACGTGGCGAGCATTTCCGTATAGGATGTGATGCCCAAAAACTCCGCATGGTTGCCTAATTCCATATAATCATTTGGGCTAGGAGTAGCAGTACAGGCCAAACGATAGGGAGTGTCTTTAAACATATTGATCAGTTGATTACGGATTTTTCCTGTAAAGGACTTTATAATGCTGGATTCATCCAGCACCACACCGGAGTAATCAGCGGCATTTATCGTATGAAGCTTTTCATAATTGGCGATATTAAAGCATTCCAGCGGAATACCAAATTTATCCGCCTCTTCCTTTGTCTGATCACATACGGATAATGGCGCAATAATAAGCGCAGGCTTTCCAGTGCTTGCATTTACTTGCCGCGCCCACTCCAATTGCATGAGCGTTTTACCTAATCCGCAATCGGCAAATATTGCCGCCCTGCCTTTGCGTAAAGCCCATGAAGTTATTGCTTTTTGATAATCGAAAAGGCAGTCTGATAATGTTACGTTTCCGATCCCATCCCATTTGCAACGGGAATTTTTCGCCTTGATAAAACCGTTATAGCTGGCATCCAATGTCAGTCTCCTTGGTTGATCGTTACGTTAGTTTTCCTCATAATACCGATACGCCAATTTCCGCACGTATCCGCTATCCATATTCCTACCTTCCGCCATAGCTTCAACGTATGCACGTATTGCACAGAAATGGAACCTGTCTGCCCAGAACGGAGCGGAAAAATACTGCTGCTCTGTCATGGCCTCAACCCCGCCATTAACTTTACCACCATTTCCATATCTTTTTCTTGCTCTTCTGGCGTATAAAAGGCTGTGCCGTATATAGCCATATCGCACATACGCCTTTCAAAACCTTCCTGCATTGCTCGCATGGTGCAACGTTGCAATCGGTGAAAATATTTCCATGTTTCTCTGTTCACCTTACAAACCTTCCCCTTTTATCCCTAAGCGGATGCCCTTGCCCATAGTCCAGACCGGATAGCCATGCAAACATGCTTATGCTGGTGATGTACATGGTGAGGGCCAAGAGGATCATGTATTACCCCATTGCTCAGCCATTGCTTTCATGATTCCGGGGTATGACTCCGACCTGTCGCGCTTGCGTGTCGGTGAAGGAGCCATTTTCCAGATACGCTGCTCGCGGCCTTCAACGATATTGGTAGGCTTCAGTGGCGGCAATCTATGTGTCAGTATGCCGGTCTTTTTGGTTTCCGGGTGGCCGAACTGCCAAGGCTGGATATACTGCGGCTTGCCTATCCAACTCCATAAAACGCTTGTGGGGTTTTCGATAGCGCAGCCTATCCTGCAATTTTGTTTAGCCGTTCCCCATAACAGTTTAGTCCAAGCCAACCGCAAGAGCCTTGCATTCTCTCCCGGCGTTCCATACCCGTAACGGCGATTACCGGAAAGAGACATTTCAGTACAGTCTGGATGCAGAATGATAATATCCCATGGCCCATGCCTAAGAATCGCTTCAAACACATCCATCTGTAAATGCGGCCCGCCGTTACGGGCCGGTATCAGATCATTACTCCAGGCGTCATGCCCGAGCGCGAGAAACGCATCCCGACCAACACCTGATTCCTCACAACCGATTAAGACACGGAGTTTCACTCGCTATCCTTCCTGTATACATGGTCATATAACCGCTTGTGCGATGCGTGCAACAGCACTATCTGCTTGCGCATCTGGGCGATCTGCTTATCGAAGTCCAGGAATAGCGATTCCAGTGAGACGACTCGGATGTACATATAACCCCTTAGTTTATATTCGCCTGCTTGGCAGGTCTGTTATTTGCTCAGGCAACGCAGTCTTAACCCCTTACGGGGTATTCTTTTTCTCCATAATTGCTCGCTTGGCTAAAATGGCTATCATATTAGCTGGAAGCCTATCTTCTTCAGCAGCAATTTCTCGTACCTGTTTTGCAATATCAGTATCAAGTGACACTGTAAAGCGCTCTTTATCTTTGTTTTTCATATGTTTCATATTTTTATGTTTTTTCCTCTTGACCACATAACAATATGCTGTATGCTTTCTCTTGTCAACAGCTAATCGAAATCACACAGGAGCAACGCAGATGATGGACGCACAAGACAAGCTGGACTACCTGAACAAGGCCAAGCATACCATAACCGAAACATGGATGAAGGGTTTACTAGATCGTACATTCTGCCCGTTCAATCCTTCACAGGAAGAGCGGGAGCTGTGTCTGGCCCGCATACAGGAGACATTAGGCGATCTGTTTTACGATGAAGCCATGGTTGCTCTTGACGTGGTGCAGGCGGAGAATCGGGCGAATTACGCAAAATATGTCAGAGACAATGGAAGTTATTAATATGGAAGAACTCAAGGCAGAAATAGCCAAACTTCAGGCCATTCTTGACCAAATGCTTTTAGATGCCAAGGAAGATTCACGCAAGCTGGATGAGATTATCGAAATATTTAAACGCAATGGGGATTTGTGATGAAAAAAGAAGTTGAAATTGACCGCAAGCTTGCCGCAAAAGTGCTAGAAATCGTTGACAAGGGGCTAAGTTCAGGGTTGGGCAATCAGAAACCCGGCGAGATGTGCATCGAAGCAGCGGTGTGCTTTGCCATGGGCTTGCCACATGGGGATAATCCGCCTTGTGTAAGTGGGGCAGTGCGAGCGCTTAAGATTCGCCTCAATGATTCCGATTGGTCGTCAAAAGAATCCCGCGCAAAGGGAATGCGCCGCCTCGCTATAGCGCAACTTGGCACGGCAGGAAATATTGACGATCTGGAATTTATAAAACGCGTTAATGATTTGGTGATCCGCAAGGTTGTGCCTGCGGCTTTACGCTCTGCCGCATCTATTCATCCTGATGCCGCTCATAAAGAAGTTTTGGAAAAAGCTGCCGTCCAGTGTGAATTGAATGGAGATAAAAAGGCGGCGAATGCGGCGGATGCGGCGAATGCGGCGCATACGGCGTATGCGGCGTGTGCGGCGAATGCGGCGGCGAATGCGGCGGCGAATGCGGCGAATGCGGCGTATGCGGCGAATGCGGCGGCGAATGCGGCGGATGCGGCGAATGCGGCGTGTGCGGCGTGTGCGGCGAAGGCGGCGAAGGCGGCGGCGTATGCGGCGAATGCGGCGGCGAATGCGGCGGCGAATGCGGCGAATGCGGCGGCGTATGCGGCGTGTGCGGCTAAAATCCGTGATGAGCGCCTAGCGTGGTTTGCTGAAGAAGTTGTGCAGATTCTCATATCTATGAATGCCAATGGTTGTGAATGGCTTGATCTGACTGAGGCAGCATGAAAACTCTAGAGCGAGCCATTGAGCTAATCGAATCCAATCGGATGGAGTGCATCCTGTCATGGTTGGGGCTGTGTATCTTCGGGTGTTTGATGTTGGGGTTGTGATGACTGAGGAACTGAAGAGAGTCGTTCACATGCGACACGGACACTTTCATTTTGCCGTAGTTGGCGAAAAGGGAGGCATTCACTTCCATTTCACGGTGAGTGAAGAAAACCTGAAAATATCATGGAGTGAAAAAAGCATTTTTCAGTCCCTAGGATTGGAAGCACATTATCGTAGTTGTCCCAATTTTTATGAAGGACGCGAGGCACAGCATAATGATTGCTGGCTTATTGGTGGTAAGTGCTGGCATGACGGTACAAGCCTATGGGCACACGAGTACTGGATGCCGAGATTCCTTGACGGCGGCACGGATTGGCTTTGGCCTAGACTTGAGCGGCAATATCACGAAACTTTTAATGCGAATGAGGAAGAACAATGATCCGCACCATCTTAGGTATTATCTTCCTATCCATCTATTTTATCTTTTTCAAATATATTTACGTGAAACCTTTATGACTGTAGGGGCGAATCCATGAGCGAGGAACAACTGAAAAAACTATGTGACCGCATAGATAAACTGGAAATCATCACTGACGACCTAATCCGCATCATTGAGCAATCGAATAAGGCAGAAAAATATCGCGGGCTTCTGGCTAACGCCAAGCACATTCTTTTAAATGATCCGCTTCTTTATCTGGAGGACGCATGACTTTCCTCATATCGCACATGATCGGCGGCGCAATCTGCCTACTGGTATTCTACGGCTGGGCAATCTTCGGTCTGTATTTGGGGCTTCCTCTTATGACCATTCCAACAACATTTGTTTTAACCGCAGTTCTATGGGCTTGGTACGAAGTCAAGCAGGTGGGAAAATGACACCTCTAGACCTAGCCAAACAGCGCGTAGAGAAAACCTATGCTGAACTGGTGAAGGCTGGAAACGACAAGAACAAAATACAGACATTGGCGCAAGCCCATGCAAATGCACAACTGAAATATATTGAAGCAAAGGAACGGGAAAAATGAAAAGTGGCGATAAGGTAATAATAAAGCAATCTTCTAATCACCCATGTGCAGGCGAATATGGCACTTTACTAGATACTATGAAAGTTCCATTTGGCGATAATGGATGGAGTGTAAAAATTGACCATAACATTGAATGCTTTGCTAAAGAACAAGATTTAATAAGGTTGTAAGGCCATGACCATAGACCATGAACTTCAGAAAATCCGCAACCTGGTGAAGCATAACTGCACGAGTTCGGCGGTTATTGCGCTGGTGGATGCGGAAGTGAATCCTGAGCGAGTAGAGGAAATTATCACTGCTTATGATAAGCACTTCGAGGGGAAAACCGAAACATTTTTCAGCCATATCGGCAGAATATTCACCCGCATTGCGCTGTTGCAGGCGGTAGAGGGGAAGAGGGCATGAAAATCTACTGCGTTCAATGTCAAAACGATGTCGATGCGCGATTGACGGACGGGGTGGAGATCTATCCCCACCGACCCGACCTTGGCGAGTTGCCATTTTGGAAATGCGACGCCTGCAAGAATTACGTGGGATGCCATCATAAAACGAGCGACCGCACAAAGCCGCTAGGCAACATCCCAAACAAGGAAATCAAGGCCGCGCGACAACATATTCATAAGATACTTGATCCATTATGGCAGAGCGGACAACTCAAGCGCGGGCAGCTATATGCGCGAGTTTCAAAGGCCATTTGCTACCAATACCACACCGCCGAAATACGCAGTGTGGATGAGGCTCGGCGCATCTATAATGTAATAAGGGAAATAGCAAAAGGGGCATTGTGATGGGAAAGGGTGGCATAACAATATTATTTGTATTCGTCATGTGGTGCGTCTTTCTTATTACCATGCCTACTCATCATGATTTGGCATGTGCGGAAGCCGCCAAGGCCCACATTGTACTGAAGGAGTGCCGTTAAATGAGTTGGGAAACAATGCCTTTATCGGAAATTGAAAAAGTTACAGCGCTTTTGATGGCTGCCTCGTGGTGCAAGTCAAGCGAAATGGAATCTGCTTTAGCTCAAGTTATTATAAGGAATACTAAGCCGCCTATTTTTATTAAGGAATCCAAGCAATGAAAATCACAAAACCGGGGTTTTATAGAACGTATTCCGAAGAAAAATGGAATTTAATCTACCATCACGGCGGCAAATGGTACGGACATAATTGTTCGCGTGGGAATGTGCCGGAATGGACTGATGGAGACAATATCGTTGGCGAATGGCCTGTCGAGCCGGAGAGTTTTGAGGGTTATGTATATCTAACCCATACAGGCGATATCTTGGCACATACACAAGACGTGCTGCATGGCGATGACCTGCAAACGATTCATATCCGCATCACCCCTAAGCACCCAGACCCTAAGAAGCGCGTGGAGGTGATTGTATGACCACACCCCGCGAAATCATAGAAGCCCACGAACCCGCCACCCGCGCCCAGCACGTCGAGCGCTTTGCAATGGGCCTGGTAACGTCTGTATTGCTTGGCGGGGTGTTCTTATATGGCGCAATCAAAATCACGCAGAAGGGAAGGTGCAAATGAGTAATACTAACACGGAAGAAGATTATTTGCTTGGGACTTGTGATGCGCTTTTAAAGGAAGGCGAAGACGCTGGACGCTATGGCTATGGTGCCACGGAAGAAGCGGCTATCAAAGAACTGAAACAAAAGTTTGATTGGAGCGAAGCATGACCTATAAACTCTCCCTTGAAGATGCCGTGAAGCCGTGGCTTGATCTCGCATTGAAATTATCTATTCAAGATCAAACATCTATTACGCGCATCATCGCAGAGCAGGCGCGGCGGTTGGAAGTGGCGAAGGATGCGCTTAATAAATGTCGCCTAATAAGCGGTGGAAAAATGGATTATGGCTCATCATCCACTGAAATACAGAAAATATTTGGTTGTTCATGGGATGCTTACGAAATCATCACCAGCAAGGAGCCGTGCGTATGACAAGGATTTTCACAACTAACCAAGGAGAACGACTATGAAATACCAAGCAAATCCTGTGATTGTGGATGCATATAAAATTGTAAGTGTGAGCGATAGCCTTAATGAAGATGTTACCACAGACGAAAGGTCTAGTTTTAACGTGGCTACCGATGATGGAGAGAACCGCCATGCAAATTTCGATATGTGCGCCCGCTATATCCCGCAAGTCGGAGACTATTGGGTTGTTCAATCCGATGGATATGAATATCTGAATCCCAAAGATGTTTTTGAACGCAAATATTCACCTGCATTGCAGCAGGCCAAGTAATGGAAACCGCAGCGCACAGCATAGAGTTTAAGGCAAGTGGTCGCGGTAAGGCACGGTGCCCTAGCAATCCAGAATACCCAGAAGGGAAGCATCTACGCACTCCCAGTGGGTTTGGGTGCATAGTGGATTTGCCTTATCCTGCGCCAGAATGTGGGTATTTTATATTGCGATGTTCTTCTTGTGGTTCCAGCATGGCTATTACTGCTGCTGGAAGACCAGACGACCCGCGCTCGGCGCAAATGGTATGCCATCTTGCAGGAGAAAAACAATGACCGACTCCCTCACCGAGCGCCTGCGGGTGCTGAAAGAAAAAGATGAGAATGGGTTGTTGCCGTGTCCGTTTTGTGGTTCATCTGATATTCACATATGCGAAAATGGATATGATGCATTTTGGGCAATTTGTAATGATTGTGGCGTATGCACTTCTGAAACTGACATTAGCGGAAAAATAGAATGCATAGAATTTTGGAACACCCGCATTCGTGAATCCGCCCTCCTCGCCCTCTGCGAGGAAGCGCTGCGGGAGGTGGAGGAAGCGCGAGAATATGTGGAGCTGGAGCAAAACCGCTACCAAATGGCTATTCGCTTAATGCGGGAACGGCATGAACAGGAACACGCTGCGCTGAAGGCACAAATTGAATATCTAACTAGATTGCATGTAGATATTGAAAATCTACACCCCAAACCGATTGTAATAGCAACCCAAGCCCTGAAGGAGGCCAGCAATGAAACCAACTTATAATGTTCACGGTGAGGGAATTTTTACGGTGAAAAAAGGATCATCTTTTAATTACCGCATGTTTTGTTCCAAACGCAGAGCAATTAAATTTGCACAAAAAATGCTCAAAACATTCGATAAGGTAAAAATTGTGCATTCAAAGCGTGGCGCGGATGGACTGCATCGGACGCAGGAGATAATAAGGAAGGAGGCCGGTGATGGTGAATGAGAAGGCGTTAAGAGCAGCGGTAGAAACAAAGCGTATGAAGGGTTGGTGGGTTGCATTTTGTATTGGGATAATTTTTCAATTTCTCGTAAGAATGGGCAAGGACATTGCATATTACCATGTAATCCCAAGAAAAGAATGGCAATGCACTCAATCCGTTGTGGTGAAACCCACACTCCCACGGCAAGAAGAGTGTACGCAGTATACGAAGGAGGCAAAATGACCCTAGATGAAGCTATTAAAGCCAAAGCAGATGCACTCAGTACTATGCTGGCAAGTCAGTATATGAATGTGGCCACTAACGAAATGCGCATAGCTTATGAAACGCTGCGCATTGACACTCAGATAAAGTTTAATCGGGCAGAGGCGGTGATCGCCGCGCATATTGCGAAGGAAAGCCTACAGCACCAAACAGATAATAACAACCAGTAACAGCAATCCTCCGCCGCCACCCAAGTACAATGGACTTAACCCTGCATGAAGGCCATATCCTCCACGGCAAGAAGAGTGTACGCAGTATACGAGGTTAGATGAACCCAAACACCCTGAGAATCACCAGAAGCAGGATAAGGCTGACTAGCGAACCGCCGCCGTAGTAGCCCATGTTTATTCCGGCACCATGCGCGTAGTATCCGCCCCCACCGAAAACGAACAGAATAATAAGCAGTAACACAAGTATATTCATTTTATCCCTTTTTCGTTAGTTAGAAACCAACAGAATACCAACCGCCTTATGGTTGTAGGCGTTACTGGTTAGAGGCAGGGCTTATTTGGCGACGTCTTAGATGAGATACATAATAGAAGCAAAGCGGCCAGCAAGCATCTATTGAAGAGTCCAAAACGCTGCCTCATTCTTATCTTGTAAGGCTCAATAAGTCAATAGTTGCGGGACGCCATTATAGCGCCCCGCTGGTAACATTAAGCGTTTACACCGTGACCGGGCTTAGGGTTATTCACCGGAGCCTGCGTGGGTTTCGGAGTCGGCTGATTGGTAGGCTGGTTTGGGTTGTTGTTCGACATGGTAATTCTCCTTAGGGGTTGGTTTTACGAAAGGGTCAGCATATCCGCTGCGCTGGTCGCAGAGGTGCCATTGGGCGTGACCACCGTAACGTCATAAGAACCGGCAGCCTGTGCGCTGGTGGTGAACGTGAGGGACGTATCGCCGGAAACGACAAGGTTCGTCCCTGCAATAGTGCCGACATTTACGCCGGTTGCACCGGTGAAACCCGTACCCGTCACAGTAACGGACGTGCCGCCTGCAATAGAGCCGGAAGTGGGCGAGATAGAGGTGATGGTGGGTGCGGTGCTGGAAGTAATCGTACCAGAGGAAACAGCGCTGGAACCAGCGAGAATCTGGTTGATGCCTGCCTGAATCTGGGCCAATGCAGCAGTGTCGCTGGTGGGTGGGTTAGTGCTACCATTAGCGCCAATGCCAAGGGCGGTTTTGATTGCGGCGAGGTCGGTTGCTAAAGTCATGAGTATCTCCATTATTTGACGATTTGAGGGGGATTTGTTCGGTTTGAAATGCATATATATGCCATGTTGGAATGATGACGCGGCAAGTTATAACTGGAAAAAGATAAACCGGCTATATGTCAATCACATGCCCGCGCTTCGTCGCGCAGGTGCTTATAATCAGATATGACGGGAATCAGTATGGAATCCGAGGGGAGCTTCTTTTCCTCGCTCAGGATTTGGGATTGCTCTTGCCGTGTCCACGTCTTTACCTTGGGACATGCGGGAATCTGCGATCCGCTCACGCAGGCGCTCAACATCATCATGGAAATAATCATGCCAAGACATTTCACAAATTTGCTTTCTCTAGGTCGTTTTCCAATTCAGGCCGCGTAAGGTTCGCGCTATCCGCCGCAGACTGTTCTTTCTTAGCCTGTTCGTGCGTATGCACTGTTTTCACGATGTCATAGCCGAACAGGCGCAGAATCCATATCAATATGGTTTCAAGCATTAGCTTGATTCCTTCGGCGTAATAAGGGCAACATTGTTATGCCAATGCATTGTAAATCGAGTATGCAGGCTATGAACAGCAGTCATCATATCGCCGCTTGATGCTCTTCCGCATTCAAAGCAATCCGCTATTCGATGCATAGGCTCAACAGCAGCCACACCAATGCCGATAATTTCTCCCGCTTTTGCCGCCGACAGCAACTCTTCCAATAATTTGACTACAGGGGCGCAGGGTTCATCAGTCACAGGTATGTTATCGCCTAAGGTGTGAATCTCGGCCATATCAGCCCCCGTTTTCGATCCAGTTGCAATCCCCGCGCATGATGTTCTCACGCATACAAGGAGTGCAACCAGATAGCATCATGAGTATGAGCATGACGCGCATTATACCTTCGCAGCCAATGCCGTAACTTCGTTTTCGGCGCTGGTTTCAACTGCGGCGGCAGCGGTGTTGTTCGTCACGGTCGAAGGCAAAGCCTGATATGCGATCTGAATAGCAGCCTTTAAATCATTTTCCACGATAGGGACGCCTTTAGCAACGAGTACGCCAGTTGCCGAGGCCAATGCTGCGGCTGCCTTGACTGCGCCGCTCCCCGGTACGCTTACAGCGGCTAGAACGGCATCCGTTGCGGCTTCCTTGATGACAGGAGTAATGCCGGACAGGAAATTCTTCGCCCATGCTTCAATTTCAGGTTCCACAACCGCTTCTGTTGCTTCCACCTGTCCGAGAAGTTTATGCCACCAAGTAGAGATAACATTCGTCATATTCAGGCTCCTTTTATAAATTGTTAAGCGGCTTCTTCAATATTAATAGGTGAATATTTGCGTTCAAAAACATCTTTGGGATTCAGATATTCATATCCATCGGATTGAACAACCCAATAGTCTCCGACTTGCGGGATATAGCGGGCGCACATATCGAAATTTGCATGGCGGTTCTCTCCATCATCGGTAGCCACGTTAAAACTAGACCTTTCGTCTGTGGTAACATCTTCATTAAGGCTATCGCTCACACTTACAATTTTATATGCATCCACAATCACAGGATTTGCTTGGTATTTCATATGAATTATCCTTTAGTTGAATTGGATCGTCTAAAACAAGACTCGCTGCACCATGCCTTAAGAGGGAATTGCGAATGCCTGATAATATAATCTTCCACGATATTTTCTTCGCTTTCGCTAGGTTTGTCGAACATTATTTTCTTGCAGTATTCACACTCCATCGTCGCTCAGGAACAAATCCCGCTCGGCTTCCCTCCTTTTTAAGAGGCCGGGAACTACGGTAAGCACTCCGTTCACATGGGCTTTGTCCCAATCGAGGAAATGATCTGCGGCTTCGTCGAATTTGTCGGCATTGAGGCATCGTAACAGGGTAGAAGAAGAAAAAGCAGAAATGCCAATGTTAAACACAAGAGAGGCCAGTGCAAGGGACTGTTCTTCAGAAAGGTCGTAATCGCAGAGGCCGTAAATAGCATTTGTCGCATTTGCATAGTCCTTATCAAAGAATTGATCGGACTGTTCCTGTGTTATCGTCTGGCCTTCTGTGAGACCATCTTTGGGTGTTATTTTATGACCGATTCCAACCGAAAGATTGCCAGCAATATCTTTATAGACGACAAGCTTTTCGCCTTCCCAAGTTTTTATAAAGTCGTGCGCTGAAATCATTGATGCACTCCCGCCTTAAACCCCAGCCAGAGGATAGACCCTATCCCCGTAAGCACCAGCCCGACGACTGCCGTGTCTACAGCTCGGCGAAACCACTCCCTGCCCAGCCGGGAATCGCGCAGAAAATCGAGGTCGAGGCGCAGGCTTTTCGCTTCCGTTTTCGGTTCGTCTGCATCCAGCCCCAGCCATTGGGTCATTTTATCTTGCGTAGCTTGTAATTCATTAAAAGAACTATTCGTATGTTCTTCCATTTTGCGGTGCATGTCTTCCATTTTTGTAATGATGCTGTTTTCCATTTTCACCATGCGTTCATTTTGTTCGGCAATGGACTTAATCTGCGCGTCGTTGTTCTGGCTGGCCTGCGTCTGGTAAGCGTCGAGTTTCGTTTCCACACGAATCATCTTATCGTTCATCGCCCCGTATTGTTGCGACTGTTCAGCTTGTACGCGCTGGAGTTCGATAATCGCCTTATCATGGCGGGCGAGCGTTGCGGTAAGGGCGGTGTCTTTAGGGGGCGTCATATCACCATCCTACCACACTATAACTGAATAGGTATTGCCGCCATTGGCGATTGCTGCGGGGGTTGCACCGCTGGTTGAACCACTACCCCCGCCACCCGCTACTGCTTTAAGTCCCATGATGTTTTACTATGTTAAATTATTGCTCACTATCTTATTGCCGCCAGTCCCGCCATCCGACACCGATCCGGTTGTGTTGCTGTTTACCTGATTAAACGCAACAATATATTCATTGCTTGCGCCTGCAGCGACAATTACGCCATAGCTGCCATTGCTGTTAATGGTATTATTTTGAATTTGGAAATAGGATACTGCGGCGGCAACCTGTATGCCGTTTCCAGTATTGCCCTGAATGGCAGCACCCTGAATGCTCGTTCCAGCCACGCCCGTGGTTTCCAAGGTAATGCCCGATACAGAGTTGCTGCTGGCCGTTCCACCCATGATTGTTGTGCCGTTCACGGTGCCATTCAAGCGCACTCCGGACGTGGAATGTCCGTTATTCCAGCATTGCGTGAGCTTTAAACCGTTAATCGAACTTCCCGATGCGGTAGCTTGTGCAAAAACCCCACATGTAGAAGTGTCGAAAAAGGCGTTAGTGCACCAAATCTGATTAACCGCCGTGCTTGCTGCGGGATTCAAATAAAGGCACGTGCCCATTTTGAAGAGCTGGCTATTGACAATCTGAAGGCTTGCGCAACCCGTAACATAAATTCCTGCAAATGCATTGTTGCCTGCGGCATTGCCAAAGATAAGCTTGTCTAAAAGAACGGTAGCAGCGGGATTTGTTATTTGCATTCCTGAGCCACTGGCAGGCTTAAGACCTTGAAGGGTGATATGGCTTCCCGTCAACGTCACGCCGGAAAAGTTGATGCCGCTGGAAATATTCGTCCCAAGAACTTTATTGATTATAATCCCGGAACCGGAAGCAACAATCGCGTAATGCGGGGTAGAACCGTAAGCAGCTGCCTGAAACTGCAAATCATCAATTTCCGCATTTCCTCCTGCAATATTGATAAAATCAACATTATGGGTATTCTGGTAAAGTATGGAGCTGTTGCCGTATCCTTGATATTTTACATTTCCTTGGGTTATTACGGAATTTATAGTTGAGGAAATATTATAATAACCAGGTGGGAAAAACACCATTCCCCCGGTAACTCCCAGAGAACTTGCCGCCGCCTGAACCGCTGCCGTGTCGTCCGTTGATCCATTACCAGTCGCACCGAAGTTTTTAACGTTCGCCGCCTCTCCGAAGTAATTCGCCAATACGCGGGCTGTCGTCGCACCTGTAGCCTTCACCGTGTAAGCGCTTAAATCCGCCCCGCCACCGGGTATCGCCGTGAATGGGTATACCGGGTCTATCGTCTGCAATAAAGACCCTGCGGCGCTGTAAATTTGGTATTTGAGATTGTAGGCTGAGCCGATATAAAAGTATGCGCAGCCGTTCACATCAAGAGTGACTGGATTACTCACGGGAATCGTCAACGCAGCATCCTGATATAGGGTAACGGGCGTGGTAGTGCCGCTCTGATAAGCCTGCAATGATCCATTCGCCGCAACTTGACCGGCATTAAAACCGGTAGTCTGCGGGCTGATTCCTATCGCCATTTAAGAAACTTTCTGTGAAAGCAGTTTATACACTTCGCCGGATGTGCGGGGGGTTTTTCCATTGAAGAAAATAGACCTGTTCGCATCCACTACCTTGGTAGGAAACATCGTCACCGCCTGCCGATTGGGGTTGGCATTGATGAGTTTAGCCGCACCGTTCGCACCTAAAACATGCGCTATATAGAGTTCGCCAATATTGGGTTGCCTGCCAAGGCTTTGATTGAGCGCCTTCACGTTGTCATTTGCGTACATTCTCGCCATAACGGCCTGAGACTGCGGATCGTTTTTATCGCTCAGCTTAATTCCCGTCTGCTGCCCGTATTTACTCACCATATACGCCCATGTTTTATTGGTGAACTGGTAAAGGCCGGAGGCGCTACTGTTGGGGTTTTTAGCATTGGGATTGCCGCCGGATTCCGGCTTGACGAAAGAAGAAACGTCGGGAAAAGCGGGTTGTGATGTCTGAAAACTATAGTCCATCGGCTGCGCAGGCTGCATTACCGTCTGAGGTGCAATCTGCGAGGTATTAGGCGCACCTTGAAATTGCCTGCTTGCGGCCACAGCTGCACCGCTAAGAGCAGGCGCAGCATTGGGTAGCTGGGGCAATAAAGATGTGGGCCTGCCTTCGAGAGTTTTAAGCAGTGTTTCCGCTTTGCCCTTAGCGGAAAGAGTTTGGACTATTCTAGCCGCCGTTCCTGCAATAGGAACGCCTATACCGCCTATTTCACCGCCGATAAGGGGCGCAACCGTATTTCCCATGGTAGTGGAATGGCCTAAATCAAATCCGAATTTACCGCCCATTTTAAGCAGCTTTTCTGTAATAGTGCCACTAGCCGCATCCTTTAGGGCGGACAGTTCTTCAGGACTCCACCCGCGCGTATTGGCGTCATTGTTCATGAACCGCGTTAGGCCGGACTTTATTTTATTGGCATCGCCGTCCGCATTTGTGAGTACATCGGCAACATCCTGAAACTTTGATGCCTGCTGATATTGTTTACGGCCTTGATTTAAGAGGTCTATAGCATCGGTTGACCCATTGGATAAATCCGCCTGGCCTGCATTATTTACAAAATCGTCAATAACGTTTTTAATTTTACCAGCCGATACCCCATCTTCAGTAGGCCCGATTCTGCCTAATTGCCTGCGAATCTGGTCTAAGGTACTTAACTGTAAGTTGCCATTGGTTCCTGCCTGAGCGACGATATTGTCCAAATCGTTTATAATCCCTAGTGTTTTGGGATTCAGGCTTGGCAGAAAATCCTGAGATGCGAGGGAAGATTTAATATCGGAAATCAAACGCGATGCCGCTTGCGGATTAAACGTTGCGCCCACTTGGCGCATTTTGTTGTATAAATCCCCTCCTGCTCCGAGCATAGACTGAGCGGCATTTTGTACGGCTTGCGGTGAGCGTGCCAATATCCCTTTTCCGGCGTTTAAAGCAGTATTGGCTACATCGGATAATGCAGCACCAGCCACAGGAAATGCACCACCAATAAGAGCACCACTAACTGCACCCGATTGCGCACCTTGGAGCGCTTGGCCGTCATCGGCTGTCCCTGCCCCATATACCGCACCGGTAAGGGAACCCAAACCAGCACCTTTAAGGGCGCGCGCTGCAAGACCGCCATTGCTAAGGCTATCCGCAACAACGGCTCCCGCTTTTGTTCCTGACGCCAGACCACCTGTTGCTAGTCCTCCTGCAAGATTTGACAGGACGGATGTAACGGGACTGTCTTGCATTTCCGTTTTAAGATTCCCCTGCTCAACATTACGCGCATCCCGATAATTCTGGGAAAGCCCCTTATCATTCATAGCAGTTAAGGCTAAAGCAGCAAGTCCTGCTTCGGCACGATTGCCAAGGCCGAAAGTCGCTCCTTGTACGGCATTATCCGAAACGGTATTAAACATTCCTGGATCGGACGGTTTAAAGTCATCCCACGGATTGCCGCCGGATGGTGTAGTATTGGAAGGGGGCGTTTGCGGAAAATCCGCCCACGGCGAGCTAGTACTGTCCACTAGCCCCTCCCGAAACAGATTTCCAAGAAGTGGGGTTGGATGGATCGCCTCCCAAATAAATATGTCCTTTATAAATGGTACTGCCCGCTTTAAGCTGAGGCGTAACGGGTTGCGTTCCAATTCTGCTTTGCGCTTGTGCAGCCGCCCCCTGCGCCTGTGGAGGGTTTTTATCGCTAAATGATGGGATGGGCGTTGTTCCTCCTCCGACATTTGCGGCATAGCTATGCGTATTTTGCTGGTATTTAAGGAGCAAACCCTTAAGATTTTGCGCTGCGGCTATTTTCTCTTCCGGTGTGCCAAATTCATCTATGCTGCTTGCCTTTTTGATGGCATTCACCAAAGGAATATCCAACCTTGCACCGGGAATGCTGGAAAGAATTGCAGGAAGTTCCTGAGTAAACAGGTTGGCGTTATTCTGCTCGAATTTCTGCTGGTCAATGGGGCCTTGCGGATGCATGCCAAGATTTGCAGCATTTCTCTCGATTTCTAACTGATATTCACCCAACTTTCCTGAAAATGTCTTGGGAGCTAAATTTATCTGATCATCAAGAATGTTGATGGCGTTTTGCAGTCGTGAATCAATCCCGGCAACACCCTTATTGGCTTCCGCAATGGTTTCGCCCTGCTTTTTACTTTCAGCTATTTTCTCTTGTCCTTCAGGGCTTTCATATTGCAATTTCTGCTGTGCCGTTAAAGCTTGTGAACCTGCCGGGTCAAATATCGCAAGACCAGCCTGTTGATTAGGAGACATGCCCAATCCGCCAAAAGAACCGCCTTGCTGGGCACTTTGGGGCTGAGTTCCTCCTTGGCCTCCATTCACCAGATTGTTGTAAAACTGAGCCTTCGCCTGCGCCATTTGATACTCAGGCTGGGAAGAGGCGGGAATCTGTTGATTGACAAGGGCGTTAATCTGCGTCTGGTCAATATTCGGGTCTATCTGCATCCCACCGGGGAGGCGGTTTATCACTGAAACGATATTATCCCGTGCTTGACCGAACTGATCAGGAGGCAAGCGGTTCAACCCTGCGAGCATGTTTATTTTAAGCGCATTCTGCTTTTGAAACAGATCGTTTTGCTGACTGGCCGTTGCCGCTTGCTGCAAACCCGTTTGCGCTATCGTCTGCTGATTGCCGATATTTTGATTATTCGTCGTCTGGGCATTCTGGACGGCATTAGGGGTTTGCGTGACTTGTCCAGCAAGGCCGCTTAAAGCATTAATCAGTCCCATGATTCACCTTATAAGTAGGAAAGAAGGCCGGAATAATTAGAGCCGTTTTGATTATTACTTACGGTAGGAAACAAAGAACCAAGCAATCCCCCTATGCCGCTATTGGCATTTTGGGCCTTGTACATGCCCGGTGCCTGATTTGCGATAGACGCCTGCCCATATAGGTTGGACTGTGCTCCAAGGGCATTCTGCCCAGTGCCAACCTGATTTTGCAGGTTGCCGAGATACTGCTGATACGCTGTATTTGCCAAACCTTGCCCATACTGCTGTAATGCTTCTCCGGTATTGCCGTTGAGCAATCCTCCTGCCGCAGCCGCGCTGTTTTGCAGCGCTCCGGTTCCCTGCTGTAATTGAAACTGATAACCGGGGGTATTCTGCCAGTTGGCTTGCGCCGCCGCCTGAGCGCCGTTGCCGTTCAAGCCATACAGGCTGTTTAAAGCCCCCTGTGCCTGCGAACCTCCTTGGACATAAGGATTATAGGCCGCGCCCTGTTGATTAAGCGTATTGGCTACCTGCCCGAAATTCCCGTAAGGATTCTGGTTGAACAGTGAGGAAAGGCCCGCACGAAGAGACCCATTGAGCATATTATTGCCATTCAGGCTGCTTAAAACATTTGATGTACTACCCACGTTTCCTCCTTGTGTAATGCCGTCTGTAATGCCCGATTGAACGGATTGAGCCGCCGGTAAAGCAGAATTGCCTACAGGATTGCCGTTTATATCAAAATTGTATGAGCCTTGCGGTGTGTTGGACGACAAACCCGTTGCTTGTCCTAATTGAGACAAAAGGCCACCATTTGACTGTGTTGCGCCTATTCCTCCGAAATTACCGCCTCCTGCCGTGGGATTGCCGTTTAAATCAGGAGTGAAAAATCCACTATTGGTATTGTCGCCAACGGGACTAAGGGATGAAAACCCGCCGCTTGTGCCTCCTCCGAGTCCGGCATTGCCGCTACTGGATAAGATACCCGATCCTGTCGTTCCTGCCGCTCCCGATGCTTGGGTGGACGGGGCGAAAGCATCGCTTGAAGTACCCGCATCTACTCCTGACGCCGACGGTGACGAACCAAAGCCAAGGCCAGTTCCAAGATTTGATAAAGAGCCGCTTATATCCGAGCCGAGAGTTGAATCACCGAACAGACCCCCAACTCCATTGGCAGCATTGGTATAACCTGCGCCTACATCAGCGGCAGAGGGAATGCCCGTAAACGACGATCCGACTCCTGCGCCCGCCAATCCTGTACCAGCTTGTGCAAGCTCGCCTATAGTTGAGCCTAATTGACCTTGAGACCCCTTGCTTACAAGCTGATCGCTAAGCAATGAACTGCCTGGAAGAAGATAGTTTCCCACAAGGCTGCCGCCGGTTTCAAGGCTATTTCTAAAACCATTCCAGCCTTGATCTCCTAATGCCCCCTTTACGAAATTTTCAACAGGTTGGAGAACGTCGCCCATTATAAATCCTTTTCCAAAACAACATGCGTTTTTGTGTAATTCTGCGGTTTCAATGCCCGTTCCATACCAGGGCGGGCAAATAGCAACATTTGTTGGCAACCATTCTGCTTACCCCATTCCTCAACCAATGCGGTCATGTGAATCCACTCTGAAAGAGCATCGCCTGTACACATATCAATGACGCAGCACTTCTTGAGCGGATAATGTGCAATGCGGGTAGCAACTATGCCCTTGATAACCTCTGCGTCCATCACAAGCCAAAGCTGGCGGCTGCCTTCAATCAGGTCTTTTAAGTAATCCATCGCCTGATAGCGGTGATTGTTATAAGCACAAGCAGCGGAGATAAACGGCTCGACTTTGTGCCATATTTCCGTCAACTGATGGCGCTGAACAAAAAATGGCTTCACCTGAGATTCCCCGAACCTGTTACCGCATACAGATTTGTGCCGTCGGAACTGAACCAAAGCTCATCCAGATCGCCCGCGCCCGTAGATAAAACCGGCTTCGTGCCACCCGCGAACTTAAAATAGGAAGGCCATGTAACCGTTCTTGATCCCGTCGCATCCTGAATCAACTGAAGCCGGTAGGGATACAGATTACCCGCAGTCAAATTTATGGCGTTTATCGTAAGGCCCGAAGCCGTGAGAGTCACATAGGCTATGGGCGCGGCGTTCAAGTCCCATTGTATCCCACCACCGGCAACGGCTAATTTTCCATAAATGCCGCCCGTCACTCCTCCGGTACGATTCAAGATACCGTCCAGCCAGCGTTTAAACTCGGCTGTATAGTAACCCATTGAATCTACAAGCTTAAAAGTTTGGGCAAGCGGCTGTAGGAGATTGCTCATTTCCCCCCCGTCACTTTCGCATAGGCTCCGATGATATAACAACGCACCGGATCGGTAACGGTTAGACGGAAAGTTGCATAGGTGCGGAATCTTCCGAGCTTGCGCCAGACTAAGCGTTTTAAATATTGCCCCATAAGCCCCATGCTGCGTTCCCCGACGTTATACCATTTATGCCCACCATCGCGGGATATTTCCAATGTCGCCATGGCAGGGCTGTTGCCTGAGTAATTGGCAATGGCAAGGCCGGAAGAGGTCATATTGGCGTTTACAAGGCCTGTTTCCATATCCACATGCAGTTCATTCATGAAAATAGTATTACCGTCGTTCATAAGATGCTGGCAGGTTCTCACACGCGGAGAGGGTATGGTCACGCTTAAAAAAGCATCGCCTGTGGAAGGATAATCCTGCGACATGATATAGAGATTCCCTGATGCGTCTGAAACCACATGCTGGCCGTTCCACGTCACGTAATAAGTAGGTAGATCAACCCCTCCGAGATAGGCTCTTTCATGCCACATCTTGGATCGGATATCAAAAGCCCATGTTACCCCTGCGGTGGGGAAGGTTATTATGTAAAACTGGTTATCACCTTCCCTGTAAGTATAGCCGAAGGCATCCGATACTTTAGAGTACCGTTCAAACTGCTCATTGATGGGAGCGGTTGACAAGGGTTCTGTTGAGTATCCGTTCAATGCCGCGACATATGCTTTGCCTGCGATGTCTGAGGCGAGAAACATGATCGTATTGCCCACCAGACAGATGGATTGCGCGGCGGCGAGACCTGCTTTGATAAGTACTCCTTGCACCCTTGCGAAGGGGTAGGGGAACGTTCCTGCATCATATTGCACTTCGGTAAACTTAGGGCCGAATACATAAAGCTGCAAACCGTCGGAAAACACCGCGACAATGTTATCGGGAAAAGAATAAATATTGTCGATAGATAATGCATTCCACGTTGTGCCATCAAGCGCATTGGAAATAATGACGGTCTTTGATGCATTATTAGCAGCAATGACAAATCCATCCTGATAAGTGAAATTCGTCACGCCCGTAGTTGGGAATGCGCCTGTCGTCGCTATAGTCGTAAACGCCGACGAAGAAATATTATAGACATACCCGGAAACACCGTCGCTTATGATGATCTGAACGGTATTGGTGACAATGGAGCAGTTGCCCGATGCGGTATTAAGCGTTCCAAGGCTTGTAAGAGTTCCTTGTGTCAACAGCGGCGCAGTGGGTGAAGTTGGGGTGAACTGGTAAAACTTGTTTCCTGCGACAAAATACAGGTTATTATTGATACTGAGCATCCCCCTAATAGTGCCTGTCCCTGATGCCGGAATACGCGCAAGATAGAAATCCGGCGTGGGATACATGACAATGCGTTTGGGATTCTGCTCCGTCGGCGATAAAAATGGATACCAGTTTATTGAACGCTGGGCATTTGCATTCAGGGTTTTATCGGAATAGGTCTGCCCACAAAAGGGGATAGCGGGCATGTATCCTCCTTATGAAATGAAGCCGTCCAATATCGTTCCGCCTCTGTTTTGACCCTGTATTCCCGCATCAAATGACGCAACCGAGCGTTTGAAATTTCGCGCTTTCATCATTGTGCGGGCATTGTCTATTTTTTGCACAAGCCTTTGGGGAATCTCAAAACCATATTCCGGTGCCAGTTCATCAACGAGCAAAAGGACTAACGTTTCAAAATATTCCCCCGGCAGGTTCATCGCCGTGGTGAGAGCGGGAAATTGCATTATCGGCTTATAAGACTCGATATTCAGAATGTAATTTGAATAACTGGCGACGGGGTAAACATAAATAATGCCAAGGGGAAACTGCGGATCGTAGTAAATCGCCTTGGGGATTGACTGTATCGTATTAAGCGGAATGGCGTTATATTGATTATCCGCAAGCATCCTGATGGGATACCGTATCAAGGCAATCGTATCATATACCCATGCATTGAATATCGTGTCCGGCCTGACAGTGTTGAAACTCCCCCCTATACCTATTGTATAGGAAGTCAGGGTGCTAAGAGGAAAGGCTTCGGGTGTGACGACATTGATAAGACCCCATTCCATTGAGAAGGCAGCAAGCAGTCTGTTAAGCACAATCAGCGCATCACCGGCTTCTGTAGGCTCAATGGATTCTCCGGGTGTAACTGACGTGCAAAGACGCAGCGCCCCGGAGATAATATCATTGGCGTAAATGGCAGTCACTAGACAGAAGCGGAAAACGGGGAAATTGCCGTGCCCGACGAAGAGGTCAGGCCTCGTACACTCCAGGTGTTGGGCAAAACATCCTGCACGTCAATCCATGTGCCGACATTCAAACCGCCTGAAGTCGTAGCGCTCAGGGTAATAGTGTCGGAGTTGGTGGACTGCGTTGCAGAGTTCGCCGCCACATACCCTGTGACGGTAGCGCTGTCCACCGTGGTAATAATACCTATCATCTGATCACCCGCGGCACCAAGTGACAATGCGTTGGCAGAAACCTTGATGATGTGCGGCGAAGAGGGTGCGGCATAGGTCTGAAGGAATTTATACATCACACCACTTCCCGTTGCCGGAGGGAGGGTGATGATGGAACCTGCGGCATTGTTCAGATTAATAACCTTATTGGAATAGTCGTTGGTAAGCGTCAGGGCCGCACCGGCATTCTGTATGCCGTCAGGGCCGAGGTTGTTATAGTCTGCACCCATTTGGGTGCCTGTTGCGATAGGCATAGTTATTCTCCTTATTTAAAAATGACTGATCCGCCGGAGAGGGCATCAGGCCCACCAAGCGTATTTTCGGGACGCGCAACGCATACGGTATATGTTGCCGTTGCTGGCGTAACCGGGCTTGCGGTGCTGTTCTGAAAAGTGACTTTCATGGTATTAGCAGCCGTAGCCCGTGCGTTACCAATATCAACACCTGCCGCAAGCGTAAGATAGCTTACTGACAGAATGACATCGGACGCAGCAAGGCCGGGCATCGTAACCGTCACGTCCTGCGAACTATTGGCAGAAATCGCACCCGGAGATATGGTCACTTGCGTAAAGCAAATGCCATAAAAAGGTATTCCACTGCCTGACATTAACTGGCCTCCTTAAGGGTTAGGGTTTTAATCTTTCCTTCGGAGTTGCCTGGAAAATGCGCTGGCGACAGATACCAACCATTCTGGATAGCCTTCTTGGCGTCCGCCGAGGAAACCATTTTAGTGGCTTCCGTAGGGTGGTAAATCATCGTCGGTTCGGCAAAATACCCCTTCATCTCCCACATTTTGACATCCTGAACGGGAATCATCACATGCTTGGAAAGAGACGGATGATACATATCCACCAGTTTGGGGTTTTCCACCCAACCCCGTTCTTTCAGCTTGTCGATATCGTTCTTATTGGGAGTGATATATTGCTGATGAAGCGTTTCGGGATTAAACATTAAAAGTTCATTCATGGGAATTCTCCTACTGAGTGATACGGCAGGCGTGCTGCGTGTACAGTCCGGTAAAGCCGTAATACACGTCCAGACGGTCAAGTTGCTGGGCATTCACGATGTCATACCCGCGCATATAACGCATGGTAAATCCGTCGTATGATGCCTGAGCGGCTTTCACCCCCTGTTCTTTGGGCAGGCTTAACTTGGCAAATGCCACCGTGAAAGCATCCTTTTGGAAAGCGAGATTCTGCGCATACGTCGAAGAAGCATTGCCCACAACGGTAATCGCAGAACCCGATGCCGGAGAATTACTCACCGACTGAGTGGGGCCGGAAGTGATGATGCCGCCGTAACCACCCAACCCAAGGGTAAAGGGAATCGTTGCATTGCCCGAACCGTCCGAAGTGACGTTTGCCGTCACGAGGAACTGAGCAAGGGACTGCGTGGTGACACCCGTCACGTAGTTTGCAACATAAACGCCCGCAACGGTGAAGATATCACCCTGATTGAGCACCTGCGTCGATGCCGTCCAACCGTTCGTGATAAGGCTGGAACCGGTCTGAGAAGCGCCGTTTACCAAAGGAGTGCCTCCCTGAGCGCCTACGGTCTGCGTGGGTACGTTCTGGGACATGTAAAATTCCATGTCGGCCAGTTCAGAGATAAATCCACGAAGCAAAGCTTTTTTAGATACTTCTTGAACATAGGTTCCTTTCAGACCGTCTGCCATTTTATTACGCATGGCAGGTGTCATGATGACGATACGGTCATCCTGAGGCGCGAGCTGCTCATCAAGCTTCTGCATGGCGTCTCCAATGACGGAGAATGTCTGAGGCACAGTTCCGGGAGTTCCTACCAGATTAGCGGTTGCGATAATGGCCCTTCCGAATAAATCAGCATCCACCGCGTTTGCCAGACGGGTTACGCGGGGTTTAAGGAATCGTTTAGACCACGCAGGCATGTTTTTCTCAGGATCGGGAACCAAAAGGGCCAGATCGCTTTCGGGGAAGGCGATATCATCACCCTTAATGGTGTTGATCGTGAGGGGAATCGAAGTTTCAATCACATTCTGCGTTGACATCGTCCAGCCGTTACGAATACCGGAACGCATCGGAAGAGGAATGTTGATGGTGGCGCCGATTTTATGGTCTTCGATAAACAGATTGTATTTGTCTTCGTATACACGATTGATTTTGTTGGTAAACACAAGTTCATTGCTCAGGATGCGCAGGCTCTCCTTTGCAACCAGTGAGTTGACAAGTTCTTGATTGGACATCGTTTAATTCCTTATTTAATTTAATCGCTTGGATGCGAGTTCCTGACGGTTGCGCTCGCGTATAAAATCGCCGTCGCTCATCTGGGATAAACGCGGCTTAACGGTTTCACGCGAGCCGACGGGTTTGATGGGTTCCGGCGCATTGGATAATGCTACTGGGGGGGCTTTGAGCTTTTCCTCCAGCTTAAGAAGTTGCCGACCGGCGGCAAAGGGTGACATGCGCGAGATTTCCTCTAACAGCGCCGGATTCTTGGCGAGGTTATAAGCGACTTCCATACCCATGTCTGATTCGTTTATATAAGCACTTAACGCCGGAATGGCGTCCATGAATCCGGCGTAAGGCTGGATCGTGGAATTGAAGTCAGGATACTTTACTCGCGTAAGGTTTGCCTTGGCTTCAATCGCCGCTTGCATCTCACGCTGGCGGCGTTGATTAGACTCTTGTGTTTGCTGAGCGGTGTAATTCTCTACACCTTTCTTAGAAGCCCATTTATCACGAGCATCGAGAAACTCCTCCAAAGTGGAGAAATTCTCAATCTTGGGCGCATCCCCTGCGGGCTGCGGCTGCTGCGGCTGCTGGCTTTGCGCGGTCTGGCGAATGCGCTCTGCAAGACGTTCGCGGGCCTGGATGTTCTTTTCTTCTTCCGTGGGCTCCAGCTTAACATCAGGTTTTGTTTCCGTATTGGGCTTTTCCGCCTCCTTAGGCTCCAGCGCTTCCGGTTTAACTTCTGCCTTAGACTCCGGCTCATCTGGAATTGTGGACTCCGTACTCACCATCTCTACGCCCTTAATCGGGCCTTCGTTGGTTTCCACATGAATATCCATCGGATTGAACTCTGTCATGTTAGCAACCTAACTTACTTGCCATGACGTCGTTGAATTTCTCATGGGGCATTTTATCCCCGCCTTCCATCTTGCCGGCGCTCTTGCTCATAGGGCCGGATTTCATCTCGCCGGATGGTTTTTCCATCGCCTGTGATGCCGGTGCGGGTATTTTATCTTTTTTCATGATGTAACTCCTTTAATGTTAACGTTTAATTGCCAAGTCCCGCGGTAAAATAGAGTTGGCTGGTTCCTGTTGCGGTGATAGCTGCGCACTGGGTGCAATCGGGCGTTTGTTTATTCTTACATAGGATTATCGTCTTACCTCCCAGAACGGGAATGCAGTTATCCGTGGCAGCAGTTGATACGGCTGCCGCCACGGGTAATGTAGCGGTGGCAGTTACCGTGGCGCTGTAAAACGACACAAATGCAACGTTACTACCTGCATTCGTCACCATTACATCCCGCGATGACCACGAACCGGGCAATACGAATGCGACGGAAGAGGACGTCGTTCCCGCATTAAGCGGAACGGTCTCACCAGGTATAAAATTGATATGTTTCTCAGCCATTTTCGCCCTTTGGTTTGTTCATATTTTGTTTATGCGTTTCAGCGGAATGCTGCATATCCAGTTTGGTTTTCGCCATATCCAATGCCCCTTTGTGGACATCCATCACCGTTTCTACTTTAGCCTTATGCAAATCCATGGCTGTACGATGGGCTTCGGATGCCGCCCTTTGACGTTCCACAGCCATATCCATTCCGGCTTTCTGTTCGTCTATCTGGGCAATCTTCACGCTCGCCTGAGCTTTTACCTGTTCGGCCTGGGATTTCACTATAGAGGCTTGGTTTTTCCCTTGTTCGGCCTGAATGTGCATCTGAAGCATCTGCTGCTGCATGGCCTGTTGCTGTTGCGCCTGCTGCTGCGCCTGTTGTGCGGCCTGTTGGCCTTCAGGGGAGTCCTTATCGGTTGTGATAGACAGCGGCAAAGCATTCTTAAGCCTTTCCGCGCATTCATCCGCACCGGGCCAATCGGAGTTCTTGGCAATCAGATCGGCAATGAGCGCTCCTTGCTGTGGAAGCGCTTGAACAAATTTCATCATGCCATCCACCGCTTCGCGGCGACGGGATGCAAAGGACGGGCCAGTCTCTACTACAACGTCATACTTACCCACAGTGATGTCGTTTAAGACTTCCGTCACGCCCATCATCAGGTTAGGCTGTTGCTGATTGATGGTTTGCATCGAGCTATCGCCCTCAAGGCCGATAGTTCTTACAACCCTCTCGCGGTCATAAATCGAAGGGCCCCAATCAATGATAATACGACCGGCATATTCAATCGAGGTACGGAGGTTATCGACAAACAAGAAAGTAGAAGTGGCTCCTTGGGACTGCTGCTCGCTTAAACCCACCCCGGAAATTACATTGGATTTCTCACCAAGCTGGGCATCAAACACGCCGGAAGTTCTCTGTACATCCTGCGCCGCCGCCTGAGCGTTATTGGAATCCGCCATCGAAGGAGACGGCGGCTCAATGCGCTGAGGCCCCTGTGGCATTTCCTGATCGGGACGGTAAAGCAAATAAGGCTGGGGCATCGTATTGGCGTTGTCCCACTGATCGCGGTACAATTCGATCATTTTCTGCGTCACCATCCAAGGGGCTTTGGCAGAAAGGGCGGAACGTTCTACGGCTGCGGAGCGTTCGTAATTATAATTATGTTGCGCATCCACGGAGTAATACACCGCACCTCTCAGGCATGATTTGCCTTCGATATTCACCTCTTCGCCCAAGACCGGAACGATGGGGATGTATTTTGTCTTTAGCATCCTCTCTTCGAGAATGTGAGAACCGTTGCACTTGCGCCATTTGATGTTGATGCGATTGGCCTTGCGTTCTTTAATGGGTTTCCATCCGATGGATTCCAAAGATGCAACTTCTTCATCATTCTCAATCTGAACGGTAGAACCGTTGTCAAAGGCGACGAGACGGGCAGGCACTAATTGTTTGGTAAAATACTCACACAGCCTTATATCGTCTTCATTTGCCCATTCTGCGTCATTATCGGAATCCATATCCACTATATCCCATCCTTCCGCTTCCGCTTCGGGATATTGGGATTTAAACTCTTCGCGTCCGATCATTTCAGTGACAAGGCAATATTGCGCGTCTTCTCTGGTAATGAGTCTTGCCGAAGGATCGTAATAGACCGTGAGAGGATTGGCTATGGGCTGGATGATAAGCTTCTGATTAAACGCATCATCTGCCTCGTATTCCGTAAGAATGCGAAAATATCCGAATCCACCACGTGCAGCGCATTCAAGGGCGTTCGTATAAGCAAGCCCCGCGTTGCTTTCGACCTCGATATTGCGGATGATTCCCGCCCAGATATCGGCTATTTCCTCCGTCGAAGGCCCCCCCGAAGGTATGACCTTGATAGCAAGCTTGTTCTGACGGTAATCCCCGACGATGTTCTTAACGATGGGATTGAGCAGGTTGAACGTTAAAGCGGGGCGGTTGGAGCCTCTGCGCTTCTTGACCTCTTCATCCCACTGGTTATTAGACGTGCTTATCTTGGTGCATTTAACGTAACTGTCGCGATTGTCAGCATCCACCGATATGACATGATCCAGCCTTTGGCGCATGGTGGTGAGAACATCGTTATCCTTGCCGCGCTCGCGTCCTGAATCGGACGGACGTCCTATCGGGTTGCCGGTTCCTATGAGAGACATTATACATCTTATGATTGAATATGTTGTAATTTGCCCTATAAGGCGGCAGTGAGCATTTAAGCCATTAAATGCGAATCCTCACCGCAAGGTATGTAACTATTGGTTGTTCAGCCTGCCATCCATGCGGATGAGCTGCTGTTATTCGATGCAGGCCAGCCGGTAATGACTGGTGGCATCTTCTTAGGCGGCTGATGGTTCTTAAGCGCTACTGCTGCTGTCCTGAACCCATCGGCACCATGGCTTGCTTCGTCGTGTTTCGCATCATTCAGCCACATGCCGTTTATTTCATCCCACCTTCTGCGGTAGTTATCCATTCGAGTGATGCCCAAGGCGCATTTCTCTTCGTCGAACATGCACTGAGGAAGCAAAGGCTTGCAGTAGTTGCGGATATCGTCGTAAACGCTCTTTGTGACGGGTATTATCTCGATAGGCTTGATGCCCACCTGTTCGGCAAGCTCCTTGCCCGTATAGACTTCCAGTCCCACCTTACGCTTATTGCCATCATGGGGGAGATAGTGCATCTTATAAGAATAATTCTTATCGTTTAATAGCTTGGCGTAGAAGTTCCATCCCTGCCCGCTTGATTCGTGGTAGTCTATAAAACGATGCTGGTTACTCACGAACTGGTAAAACCATATCGAGAACTGGTCGCGCGATTCGCCCAGATCCCAGAATGTAGTTACAGGGTAGCTACGGTCATAAGGTAAACGACATATGCCACCGGACTTACGCACTTCCTGCATTTCCTGAGAGTAGAATGCACCCTCTAAGCTGCCTTCAAAAGCCTCTTCAGGGGTTGAGGGATACTCTCGTTTCATCTCATCGCCCATAACCTTGGCCTTTGCGGAATACCAGGCGCGTTGATTGGCATCCAGTGGGAACGCTACTAAGTAATCAGCCATACGCTGCGGAATGGACGTATTTATCGTATCTTCGTCAGTAAGACGGTATTCAGGGTTATCAAACCATGCGTAGAAGTGAAACCTAGGCTCCAGCATCGTAAGCTGTTTACCTTGTTCCTTGAGCTTGCGGGCCTGTTCCACCAGTTCAAAGAATTCTCCGCTCTTGCCTTCAGCCGTGGACTCGATGAATATCTGCTGTCCGGCTTCAACGGTGTTTAAAGCACCGGTTTTAATCTCTATGGCCTTGGCCGGGTATTTGGCGCTAATCTTACCAAACTCTGATACAAGCAGCTTCTGGTAGGTTCCTGAACGCAAGGATGTACCTACCGTGAAGCTTGACCCATTAGTAAACACCAGTTTCTTGGCGGTATCGGTATCCGCTTTGCATTGCTCCCTTACCGCTTCCGGCAGATTATCATAAGCGAATTTCACTTTATTATCGAAAAGGTCTTGAGCGTCATCCTTCGTATGCGCTATCACACCCGCCGCCTGGTTGCTGTTGAACAGGCAGCAATCAAGGAAGTATATCATGATGAACGTGGTGAAACCCAATTGTCGGGCCTTCAGGATTACATTGAAGTAATGCAGGCTCTTGTAGAAGTTCTTCTGCGCCCAATTGAGATTAAAGAGTATCTTCTTGCCCTGCTTGTTCTTGATGTAATAAAGGTTGTTCAGCCTCCACCATCTATTCGTCAGGCATTTCGTCAGCTCTTGGTAGGTCTGCGGTTGTGCCATTTATGCTTTCCAGTATCGCCCGCAAAGGATTGTCCTTCTGTCCGCCTACGTTAACATCCGTCCTAGGGCAAAACTCATCCTTCTTGCGGCGCTCAAGGAATTTCAGGGCTAAATCACCATCCGATGTCATGGCTGTAATAACGCTGCGTCGGGCCAAGAATATAGGGTTTTCCTTAAGTTGTTCTTTTCGGTCAACAAACTCAGGGTTATTCAATTGGTAATTGTAAAGGGTTGTTTTTGTTATGTTTGCGAAAAGACAGGCCTCTACATCCCCACACCCTAAAAGAAATGCTTCTTCAAGTTTAGCTATTGTTTCAGGAGTCATTTTAGTTGGTCTCGCCATTTTCAAGACGCAGTTGTGGTGAGGTCTGGGATGCAGTTTCTACTATTTTCTTACAATCGTCAATGATATTTTTAGTATGCTCTAACGCATGCTTGATGGTTCCTAATAGATAACTTGCAAGATTCATGTTTCCTCGGTTGTAATCGTTCCATACAAACCACACAAGGGTTGCAAGTTCATTTTTTGGCAAGCGGTCACGTATTTGCTTGAACATATCAAGCTCAAAGGAAATGCCTGTGGCCAGTTCATCAAATAACCTTCCGCGTATGTCACATGTTCCGCAAGTGCGCTTGAATTGAACCAGGTAGCAGAAGAATGCATTGCAGGTACGCAAATATCCCTCTTCCTTCTCATTGCCTCCGAAAAACGCATCTGGGAGCCATTCCAGCGATTTTATGGAGTCTCCCTCCCAGATAACTTTCCCATGCTGTGCGCGGTATGCATTCACTGCCGGTAGGCCTTTGGGCAGGTACTGGCTTTCATCATGGCCTTCGGCGTTTAACATTCTTCTTCTGCCTTTCGTGAATCCAACAGGTGTTGATATTTCATCTTTCGCGCATGTGCTTTCCAATAAATATAACAATCCCTATTATCAATGAATCTGGCTATCGGTTCATTTATTTTTCTAGACATTTTTACAAGGTTAGAAAGGCTGATAAATCTTCCAAAAGGTATTATTTCGCCGTTTATTGTTAAATTCTCCGAAAAAGGATGATAAAAAAACCACGCAGATGGCATATTTTTATCATTCGGATAAACCATTTTTTCAAACATCAGTGAAAGCTTTCTTTCATCGCACGTTCCGTAAAAGCATTTCATTTTCATACTCGCACGGAAAGACGATTTGCGCAATCCTGTTGTTTCACGGGCTTCGTAGGTGTTGGTGTTTTTGCTCATGCTGCTGTTGCTTTTATAAATTCTTGAATATCGTTTTCAGGCGCTCCTGAATTACGCATCATATCAATTGTTTTCAGTATCTTGTCATCTTGCGAGGAGATGGGCATTTCTATCCCATTGGATAATTGGCTTTCACGCAAAAGCTTTGCAAGGCGTTTATTTTCTTCTGTCAAATCATGGTTTTTAATCTTCAAATCCATAATATCATCCGCTTTTTCTTGAGAGGATTTTTTATCAATAAAGTCCGATCCCCAATCATCCTCCTGATTTTGTGCTTCATATTCTCGCATATAGGCCCAATCAGATGATGTTCTATACTCCGCATCCATTTTACTGATTGAAATGTATATTTCCTTTGTAAGAGGCTGTTTTCCATTGCGCTTAATCAATCCAACCAAATCAGATACGGTTGGAAATTCCTGACTTCGTTGCGAATGAGTTTTTATGGCCTTCATTATTTTTTCAATCGGATAATTCTCTAAGTCAGTGGTGAATATTTCAATAATGCTATCAAGAGATTCCGGCTCTTTTCCATAGGTTTTCATGGCATGGAATCGTTTATAAACCTCAACGGAAAGTTGCTTTCTGCCATCCTTATCATCACGCAAAGCCAAGGCGCTCTGCGGCCCGCATGACGGCGGCTTTTGCTCTGTCGTCTTTGGTTGGATGGTGGAACCCACTTGATTTTCCTTTATTTTGTTTGTTAGGCTGGCAAGATTCCCACTCAAATGCGTTTCGGTAAGCGGCTGTGTAATCGTTATATTTTTTACCCTTCGATATGCAATAGTTCTTGAAATACTCCAAAATGAAATGCTCGTCATGCTGAAGGTAACGGCCTTCACCGCGCTTTTTTGCCAACCAGTCTGCAATGGCGTCGGCGGTTAGATCGGCCAAGGATATTTCAGGTTTTGCATTTTTCGTGCGCCCGCGCTTAGGAGTTATTTCTTTAATAACTCCTTCTGTATCTGTTCTGTTCTGTTCTGTTCTGTTCTGTGG